AACGGATCTCACCAGTCTCCGGCACGCCATCACCATCATCGAGCCAATAGCCGAGATCAACCGCATGGCCTGTCAAATGCCGGCTATTCATGGTGCGCGAGGCACCAAGCGCGACAAGCTTGGCTTGCCTTTCACGGGAGCGCAGCCCCTCCATCACAATGAAGGGTGCGGCCTTGCGCGCCTCGATCACCACCCGCACCAGATGAGGATGCACGCCTTGCATGCGTTCATGGTCACGCGCCATCAGGTTCGTCATGTTCACGCCCCCGCCGCCGGAACGCGGTTGAGCCAGACGCGAACTGTGCCATCGGCAGCCAGCGCGGCCTGGGTGGAGATGCCCACCTGGAAATTACCAGCGGCGGTCGCGGTAATGCGCCGGTTGGCATTATCCCAGAACACCCGCACGCCAGCGGCGATGGCAAGCGCCGGTTCCTTGGTGAGGTCGAACACGCCCGTGGTCGCGGCCTCGATCATGGTGTTCTGCACGCCATCCACGGCGGCGACGCCGAACAAGGCACCGACCAACACGCCCTGGCCGGCGGAAACGCCCGTCGCATAGGGCACGGCAATGGCCAGGCTATTGCCCGGCTGGATGAAGTTACGCATGGAATGGTTCTCCTGAAACGCAACAGGCGCCCCGAAGGACGCCCGTTGCGAAATTGCGATGATGAAAAAGGGTGAGAGCGATCAGGCGCCCGGATTGAACCAAGCCCCGCGCCAATCAATGGCGCCGACGCCGAAGTCGAAGATTACGCTGACCTCGACACCATCCACGCCGGAGAGCACGCCGACCAGGACACCTTGGCCGGAGTGACGCCGCCCGCATAGGTGACGGCCAGCGCTAGGCTGTCGCGCAGCTGGATGAAAGCTTTCATGATAACGGGGCTATGGTTTGAGTACGGAGGTGGTTGGCGCCGCGTCCGGCACGGCGCATCGGGTATGGCTGGTCTGCAATTCGCCGGGTTGACCCGTCCTGTTGACGCGCCCTAACCTCGTCCATCCGAAGCGCGTCCGCGTAGGAGGCGAGCATGGCGACGGTTTACGGCATGACCCCGTCGGGCAATTGCTGGAAAGCGGTGCAGATCCTGAGGCTCACAGGCCATCCCATCCGTTGGGTGGAGGTGGACACGAACGGGGGTGAAACCCGCACACCGGCTTTCCTGCATCGCAACCCCATGGGCAAGGTGCCCGTGGTGGAGACTGAGGATGGCAACGTCTTTGTGGAGTCAAACGCCATCCTCGCGCATTTCGCCGAGGGCACGCCTTGGCTGCCGCCACCTGGTCTGGCCCGCACCCGGGTGTTCGAGTGGCTGTTCTACGAGCAATACAGCCACGAGCCTTACATCGCGGTCGCACGCAACATTCGGACCTACCTCCGCACCACCGAAGCCGAGGTGGAGCGGCTCGAGCGCTGCCGCGAGGGCGGAGAGCGCGCGCTTGGGGTGATGGAGGAACGGCTGATGCGGCACGACTGGCTAACGGAGCCCGACCCGACGATCGCTGACCTGGCACTGTTCGCTTACACGCATGTGGCCGACGAGGGTGGCTTCGACCTCCAGCGCTGGCCCGCCGTATCGGCTTGGATCGCACGGGTCCGCGCGCTACCTGGCATTGTGCCGCTGCGCTGAGGCCTGCCGGCGGCGCTGCGGCATCGGCAGGTCCCACGACCGGTGATCAGGCGCCCGGATTGAACCAAGCCCCGCGCCAATCAATGGCGCCAACGCCGAAGTCGAAGATCACGCTGACTTCGACACCATCCACGCCGGAAACCGGGCCAGTGGTGACCTGCGGTCCCTCGGCACCATTCAGATAGCCATAGACATAGACCGGCGCGGTGGGCGGATCGGCATACAGGTACCAGCGATTATTCGGGATCAGCGGTTCGACCAGCGGCTGGACAAAGCCGGCATAGATATTGGTTTGGTTGATCTGCGTGGCGCCAACACTCACCGTCAATTGCCGCGCGGGCAATTCAAGGCTCGGGCCCACCAGCAGCTTCATGGCATTGCCGACCGAAATCGGCAGGCCATCCAGCGTCTTTTGCCGCAGGATCGCAGCACGACCGGCAGCAAGGTTATTGATGTCCAGCGCACTGCCTGCGGCCGCCTTATTCAATCGCGCGGCGGCCGTGCCGAATACCGCAGCGGGGCCATTGGTCAGTGTCGGGCCATCGCCATTCGCCTGATTGAGCAGCGCATAGGCCGTTGCATTCTCGAAATCCGCCACGCGCCGACCAATGGCGGCAGCAAAATCCGTGAAGGCGCCGAGGTCATCATTCACCAGCATGGGCCGCGTCACGCGAATGCGTCGCGCGAAGGTTTGCAGCAGGACGATTTCCTGGCTTTCCGACATGGTGCCAGCCTGGATTTCACCATTCTCCATCAGCGGCATGAGGGTCGGGAAATCACCCACCCGCAAATGCCGATGTGGCTTGAAGTCGCGGAAATCGCGCCGAAGGAAGATCTGCCGATAGCTTGGCGCTGCCGGCTGATACGCCGCGAGCAACATCTTGTTCGCAGCAGCCGAGAGCAGCAGCGGAAAGTCGGAGGTGGTGTGAAAGGCGCGCTCGGCGAGCAGCGTCGGGTTGCGCGGCACATTGCGTTCACCGCGGACCCGCAGCAATTCGCCGATCATGTCAGAAGGCCGCCAACCCATGAATTCGGCATGGCGCCCGGCACCCTGCGGCTGATAGCCAGGCATGCTGCGCGCCGCCAAGGCTTCGGCCATGGCATCGAGAATCTCCGACGGCGAGTCATGCCCTGGCCCGGTTTCCGGTCGCGCCGGGATGGCAGGCGGTGCAGCGCTTTTCACCATCGCGTCGAACAGGGAACGGCGCGCCTGGTCCGGGTGCCAGCCGCGCTCGACAGCCTCGCGCCGGATATGCGCGGCGGTCTCCGTGCCGACCAGGGTGCGTGCGGCTTCAATGGCACCATCAATGCCGGAGATGCGCTCACGCTCGGCGCGCTGTGCCTCACTGCGCAAAGCTTCCAGATCAGACGGTGGCGCTGCGGGCGGCGTTTCCACGGTGGTGGTTGCGGGCGGCGACGCGGCAGGCGGCGCCGGAGGGGCTGCCGGGGTTTCCGGCGTCGTCTCGGTCATGGGGATTTCCTCGTCAGGCAGGGCAGGTTCAATGGCAAAGGACGGCGCGCCCTGCGGCACCGCGCCACGCACTTGCGCATCCCGATCAACCGGGATGGGCACGATCGAGATCTCGAAAGGTTCCCAATCCACGGCGCGGTAGATCATCTCGCCGCTTGCCGGATCGGGACGCTGGTCATAGCGATGCACGCGATAGCCAATGCTGACGGCACGCAGCGTGCCATCGGCAATGCGCTGCCAGAGCGGTTCCACATCGGCAGCGGCAGAAAATTGCAGCCGCGCATGACCGCGCCCGCCTTCCAACCGCGCGGCGATCACGCGGCCCAGCACGTCACGCGCATCGCTGCTGCGATGGGTGTTCAGCACCGGCGCATTGCCCGACCGCAGCTGCGCCATGCGCACCGCATTGGGCGACATGTCCAGTTCCTCGGTGATGCCGCCGAGGGACGGAACAAAGTTGCGCGCCCTTGCGCCAGTGGACCAGACGACCTCCACCGTGCGTGCGGCACGATCGACGGTCGCGGGTGCGGTGATGGCGCGGCGCGCGGTGATCGATTGCCCATCGGGGGGAAGTCGATCGGGCAAAGCGGGATCAGCCGGCGCGGGATCGCTCCCGCCCGGGTCGGTGGTTTCGGTCATGCGTGAGCCCTATGCTGTTTGGGTATCTGCCGGCGTTGGTGCCGACGCCCCGGCCGCACCTGTGGCCGCGATTTCCACAGCCGCCATTTGCGCCGCGTCCTGTGCGCCGCCGGATTTGGCGACACGCCTGGGGTCGGTATCGAGCGAGATGCCAGCGGCATCCAGCGCTGCATTGGCTTCGCGGATCATCTCGACTGCCGAGCGGAAATCATAGCCAAAGGCGCCGGCGGCTTCGGGCTGCGGCACAAAGCCCGCGCGCACCTGGGCGATCAGCGCTGTGGTGTCTTTCAGCGGATCAATCATCTCATGCGCTGGCGGCACATGCGCGACGCCCTTCGGCATGGCATCCGCCCAAAGCCCGAGCAGCGCGCCTTGCACGTGAAAGCGCTCGGCGATGGGCCGCACCAGCATCGGGATCAGCATGCCGTATTGCATCTGTTCGCAGAGCCTACGGAATTCGATCTTGCCGGCGCGCAGGCTCGAGTAATTCGCCTGGGTCAGATCGCCGGAGACCTGGTCGTATGTCAGGCCTGCACCAACAGCGGCGGCTTCAAGTGAGCGCCGGGCAAAGGCGGTATGCGACCCACCGCCGGAGGGGTTGACCACGCTTACATCACCCTGGCCACGCCGATAAAGGATCATCCCAGGCTCGAAGCTTTCCACTGCACGGCCTTGCGCATCGCGCAGCAGGCCGGGGTTGCTGTCGCTCGGTTTCGTGAGTGTTTCCTCGCCATCATCGGTGACTACGGCGGCGAGGCAGGCCTCAATCTTTGCCTTCATCAGCAGCGCGGCCTCGTAATCGCCAAGATCACGCAACCGCAGCAGTATTGGCGCAAGCCAGGAGACATCGCGCAATTGCCCAGGTCGGCGCTTGCGAAACACATGCAACACATCGCGCGCGGGGATGAAATTGCTCGCCAGCCGCGCACCCGGCAGCATCCAGGCACCGGGATGGGTTGGGAAAAGCCAATAGCCAATCGGCTCGCCTGCCGATCCAAGCGCGATGCCTTGGATGGTCGGCGCGCCATTCACCACGCCATTGCGCGCGGTATCCAGATGATCGCTTTCCAGCACCTGCAAGCTGAGGCCGATCGGGTTTCGCGGCGATGTCGGCACGGTCAGCAGCCGGATGAAGCATTCACCGCTTTCGACGACGGCACGCATGGCGAGCGCCTGAAGACCATAGAGATCAAGCTTGCCTTCCGCATCGCAAGCGGAGCTTTCCGCCCAGGACAGCCACGCCGCGCCATGCGCCGTCTCCGGCCAGCGGGTCGTGATGCCTGCACCGACAGCATTGCCGGTCCAGAGATCCACGATGCGCGCGGCATAGGGATCATTGCGCACAGCGTCGCGCGCGCGCCTTGCGACGCTGGCGGCGGCCATGCCGACCTCACCATTCGCGCTGCCGCCTGAGGGCGACCAGGTCGATGCGCGGTTCTCCTGCGCGGCCGCGTAACCCCTGAGGGCCTGCCAGGCAGCACGCAGGTGAAGCTTCATTCGGTGGGGGCCTCAGTCACGGCATCAAGTAGCGCGCCAGCAGCCTCGGCAATCGGGCCATGGCAGGCAATGCGATCGGCTGCGACCCAGGCAAGCGCGAGGCTTGCGGCTTCGGCAGACGAGAGTTCCTTCTCCCAAGCGATCTGGCGCAGCCGGGAGAAGGCGCGGAAGGCTTCATCCGGCACGCCAAGCGCCGCCGCCAGCGTGGCGGGTTGCCAATGCGTCTGTTCCATCATGCGTTCCTTGTGAAACTGGCGAGTGTCACACCCGGCCGCCGCGCAGTGGCATTCTCCGCGCCGTAAAGGGCGGCGATGGCCCGGCCCAATTCATCCAGGCTGCGATATTCCACCGTGCGGCCTTCGAAGGTCACGCGTGTGACGCCGCCAGTATAGGCAGAGGCCAGCACGGCCGCGCGGCTGCCGACGGGCTGCGCCAACGCCCAGGCGAGGGTTGCGGGGTCCAAGGCGGATCACCCGCCCGCGCCGCGCGCCAGTGCGCGCAGGATTGGCAGGATCTGCGCACCACCCGCCCCAAGCGCGATCAGCACAGCGACGATGCCCCAGATCGCGCCCTCAATCCGGCGCGTCTGCTTGCGCAGGCCGCAGATTTCCGCACGCACCGCCGTGTAGCGCTCAGCACAGCGTTCGACATGCAGCGACAGATCCTCGCGCTCGCGCGCGTGGAGTTCCCCATTACTCATGATTTCCTCCCGAAAGTAATCAGCGCAGCCAACCGCTACGCGGCGCCAACCAGCCAGGCCGGCGCATCAGTGGCGCTGGTTCAGGATTCGGTGTCGGTTCTGGCCGGGGATGCTCCAGTACTTCCACCGGCGCATTCGCGATGTCCTCACGGAGCCTGTGCCAGAACCGCTCACCATACCGATCAGCGCCCAGCAACCACAGCGCCGCGCGCGCCAGTACCGCGCAATCCAGCGCCTCATTCCGATCCCGCAGCTTGGCCCATTCCTGGCGGATAAAGCCGCGACGGTCCTTCACCTGGTGAAGCTGCTCGGCCACCAACTGCTTGACCCATTCAACCTCAATCCCCTGCGG